GCTTTAAAACTTCCCCCCCAAGCACTAGGAGTAACTCCTATACCCACGTTTTGATTTGTATCTATTGTTACCGCAGTAGTCGTGCCGTTAGTTTGTAAAACTAGATTACCTGTTGTATCAGACGTATATACTAAGCCTGTCGTTGTCGTTGTTCCTGATGCAATGCTTGACATATCAAATTCCTTAAATAATTATCCATCTTTGTGATGGTGCAACAGTAATGCTAATTCCTGAATTAATGGTTATTGGTCCAACAGAAAAACCATTTGTTCCTGCACCAATTGTATAACTTACGTTAGCAGTAGAGTTATTTACTTGAATAGCTCCACCCGCTTGTGCGCCACCAATTCCACCCCATTGACCATTTATATAACCTTCAAATTGATTAGTGGTTGTGTTAGCCCTTAACATTCCTGTAGAAGGAGATCCTGCACGTTGAGCAGTAGTTCCCGCAGGAACTTGAATCTCCCCTGTACCTGTCATAGTAATGTCACCAGATGCAGTAAGGGTTGTAACGCTTGTAGCACCTGTTAAAGCAAGATTATCCCCAGATTGGAGTTCCTCTATTTGCGTACCACTTATAACTAATGGAATTCTTGCAGTCATTTCTTTTCCTTAAACAAGAGGAACATTCACAATCGTTCCACCATATAGTAAAACTTGTATATAACTATTTACCGCCAGTACAACCCTTGTTACCCCTGTGTACAACAATACTGGCAAACCAGAATAAGCAATAGGACCCGTAGGTCCTGTCGGACCAAAAGGACCTGTAGGACCTGTCGGACCAGTCGGACCACCATAAGGACCTGTAGGACCCAAAGGTCCCGTAGGACCCGTGGGACCGCTAACAGGCGGTGCAAAATAAAGAGCAGGAGTACTCCAACTAAGTACAGTTGGTGCAATAGAGTTAACTACTGAAACAGATACCCAAACATCATTACCAGTAGACGTTATTGGTGTTGCTGACCATCCAGTTGGAGGAGTTCCTACATTTGTAGTAAAGTTCCAAAAACCACCAGTTGGTGTTGCAGGTTGAGTAACACTTTGAATGTAAATAGGCCATATAAAATAGGTAACTGTGTTTACACCTGGGTTACCATATAACCCATTGTTTTCACCATTCCCAGAATAATAGCTACTTGTTATCATTTAAGTCTTCTTGCATTTGCAATAAGTTGTTAATTAACCTAACGTCCGTAGGGTTTAATTCTACTGCTTTCTGACAAAATTCAATTGCTTTTCCCTTTAGCCCAATATTCCACGCAGAAATACTGGCTAAATCCCAAGGCTTCTCACCCCAAGCACTTGGATCCATTGTATAAACCGCTTCCTTGTCTGTTATTTTCAATGCAGTCATTGCACTTGAATAACACTCTTCCCACATAGAACATCTGTAAGAATACATTGCCAAATCTAACCAAGGTTCTCTAGTGTTAGGAGCTTCTGCACAAGCCAACCTGTACCATTTTAGGCATTCCCAATGGTTAGCCAGTTCTTCATAGCTTTTGCCTAATAACCTCATTGCATAGCATCTTTCATTAATCCAAGTAGCTTCAGGCATTTTTAAATACTTATGTAAAGCATCTATAGCCTCTTGCCAACGATAATGAAAGGTTAACTCTCTGCAATGATAAAAAGCATTCCTTGGACAATGTGGATCTTCTTTAACCGCCATCTCTAGTAAATCCATATATTGACCTCTTGACTTTGTTGGATCAGGTTTATGAACTACTAACAACATATCTGTTTGTGCCCAAACTTCTGAAGTTCTTGGGTCTGGAATTGGATACTCATGAACCGCATGATGAAAAAAATAACCTTTTTTAGCAAAAATCTTTTCATAATAAAAAGCAATTCCCGCACCCCAATCAAATTTATATCTTAATCTAGTCGTTCCAGGTGTCCAAACTCTTTCAACTTCTTCTCGCCAACCAGGCTGAAGCTCCTCATCTAAATCAAGACTAACAACAATGTCTATGTCTTTTGGCAAAAGAGCTAAAGCAGCATTTCTTGCAAGATCAAATCTCCAAGGATTAATACATATTTCATGTACTATTGCTCCATTTTCTATTGCCAAATCTACAGTATTGTCAGTTGAACCAGTATCTGCAATAAGTATTAAGTCTGCGCCTTTGGCAGAATCACAAAATCTTTTTACAAATTTTTCTTCATTTTTACTAATTGCACAAACCGCTATTTTCATAATCTAATCCCTATAAAATCAAAAATCTAGATCCATTCGGTACAGTAACAGTAACTCCATTGCTTAATGTAATAGGTCCAATTGCATGAGCAGAATAACCAGTAGGTATAACCACAGACGTACTTAAAGTCATAGACTTAATTATTAACCCTTGAACACTTAAACCACCAGTAGTAGGAATAAGTTTGTCTGCTACGTTGTCTTGGTTAATAGCCATGATTAAACGTCCGTTGCGCCTTGGTATTGAGACATTGTTTTTAGAACTGTGTATATTGCAGTCATCAGCTCACCTTTACCCGCCAAGTCTGCTAGTCCAATATAGTGTGCATCTTCTCTTACAGGACTAAGATTTGAATCTCTAGCATCCTTTGAGAAATGCACAGATACCTGTACTTGGATGTTGTCTTTGTTACCAAAAAAGTTGGTTACACGAGCGTAAGCCTCTGGTGCTGGTGCGCCAAATTGAGTTGTGCCTAAGTTTAGTTTAAGTGCCATGTTAGTTCCTTAGTATGTCATTTCTGTTGTCTCTACCTTACAAACCCATCTAATTGTAGTTGAGGCTTGTCCAGTAACTGTAATTGATAAACCACCATTGGTTGTATCTGCGGTTGCTGCAACTGCCCAAGTAGATGCGCCTGAGTCTTGAGCTAATAGTATTGAGTTTACTGTTCCAACTATTGCAGTTGTTCCAACTCCAGAACCACGTTTAATTGCGCCTTGAAGAACCCAAGATGCCGTATTTCCTGCCCCAGTAACTCCTGCAATTATGGTTGCTCTAAATGAATATGCTGAGTTGTTGGGTAGTATTACTTGGTTTGTTCCTGAAGCTGCTGAAGTATTGCTTCTTAAAACTGTAGCAGTTGCATCAGTAGTTTGTACCCCTAAAAGTAATAAGCTACTTTGAATTTGCCCAGCTGAAGAAAAAATTTGGTTTTGTGCGGGGAATATTGAATTTCCTTCTATAGATCTTGTTGTCCCATAGCTTCCACCAATAATAGATGAACTATTACTATTAGCAAGATTTATGTAGCCACCACCAACAGTAGACCAACTAGCCGTTGCTTGATTTCCTTCTCCACCAGAAATTGCAGAATCTAATCCTGAAGCCTGATTTGGAAAGGTTGGAAGACTTGCAGAATTTAATCCACCACCACCAACAAAAGAACCATTTCCTGATGCAGTATTATGACCTCCACTAACAGTTGAATATATACCAGAAGCAGTATTTCCAAATCCACCACCAACAAAACTCCAATCACCAGATGCTACGTTCCTATTACCCGCAGTACCCGCATCACCACCACCACCTATAAAGCTATACGCTCCTGTTGCTTGGTTATTTCCTCCTCCTACTACTACTCCATGAGGTGTGTAGAAAGATAGGGTTATACCTGCCGCAGTCGTTGCGTTTTGAGATATTGTGAATGTATAAGCAGTTCCTGTTATTGTCGTAGAGGCTACTGATTGAGATGCTGATACTGTCCAAGTAGAACCAGAGCCTGAAACAATGTATGTTCCCGCAGTAACCCCTGTTCCTGTTAATACTTGTCCTGCTATTATTGTTCCAGAGGTTAAAGAACCTACTGTAAGAGTTGTACCTGAGATAGTGGACGTTGCCATTACCGCAGGTGTTCCTGTTGTTACAGATGATGTTGCGTATGTATAAGAAGTAACACCTGTACCAGTAACTAATTGCCCTACTTTTATGTTGGCATTGGTGCTAGATAAGTAAAAAGTCGTGCTTGCGCTTATTGCAATAGTTGTTGCTTGGGTTGTTGCAGTTGCTGATGATGTTCCTGAATTTGTGTATCCACCACCAATAAAATTAAAAAATCCACCAGCAGTATTACTAGCACCTGTAACAATACCACCATAAGGTAAATTTACTACATTAGCATTTCCATTTCCAACAAATGTGTAATTGCTATTTGCTTGATTTCCAATTCCACTACCAACAAAACTATAAGCTCCACTAGCTGTATTACTTGCTCCACCCGCAACAACTGAATTTTGAGCACTAGCCACTTGTCCTGCAGAAGCTCTACTTGTCTGCCAATCTACTGCATTAGCACCCCTAGCATTACCACCTGTAGCACTAGATGTAGTCTGTTGTGCTTGTAATGCTCCTGTTCCTGCGGGTTGTACAAATAAAGAACCATCATTCTGTAAACCTATTGTTGATACACCGCTAAATGAAAGTGTAGGTGTTCCGTATACTGCGGCAGAAGTTGTCGGTACATAAGTATTTAAAGTATTGCCAATTTCAAATTGAGGAGATGAAATATAAACAGTTTGGCTAGTTCCAGTAAAACTTGTAGTTGTCCCATTTTCGGACATATACACGATTGGGTAATCAGTTCCAGAAACTCCCGTAAATGTTATTGAAACTCTATACCAACTATTTCCAGCATTAGTAATTGAATATGATGTTGGTGAGCCTCCAATATTTGCTGAAAATGCGCCTGTTGAAACATTAAAAATAGCACCTCTAGATGCTGAATTTGAATATATACCAATATAATTTGATGTGCCTACTTTTGCATAAATACTAAAAGTATAGGCTTGCGTAGTTGTTACAACACTTTGGAATATTTGGTGCGTACCAGTTGCCGTACCATCATTAGCCAAAACAGCATTAGTTCCACCAAAAGGGTCTGTTTGACCAGTTGTAAAAGTTATATTAGATGGAGGCCATGCACCATTTGTTAATGATGTTGAATAAGTAAATAAATTATTACCAGTACCCTTTAAAGTCTCAGTCTGTCCTGTAATAGTAGTAAACGTACCTGTAGATGGTGTAGTTCCTCCTATTACTGTATTGTCTATAGTTAGACCAGTTAGTGCAGATGTGAATGTGGGTGCGCCCGTACCTCCAGAAACTAAAGGTTGTCCGCTAGTACCAGGTGTATTTAAAGCTAAAGCACTTGCTCCAGAATATGTAACCGCACCCGCACTAGCCGTTAAACTGGCATTAGTACCGCCATTGGTTAATGCAACTTGACCTGTTAAAGTGGCAGCAGAAACTGCTAAAGGTGTAGTTTGTTTGACGTAAATAGATCCATTTGGAGTATTTGAGTAAGCAACCACACCAATTTGAACAGGATAACCAGTTGGAGGGATAGTATTTTGTATTTGTCCTGCAGAATATGGGCTAAGATATAAAACATCTCCAACAGTAAATGTGCCTGTATTAACTGGACTAAGTAAACCCGCAGTAGTTACATAACCAACTGCACCTGATGCAATAGCTTGAGTTGTTAATCCTATAACCGCAGATGTTGATAAAGAATTTGCTTGGGCAGGAGCCACAAGAGGATAAATAGCACCGCTTGATGTAGATGTTACATAAACAGCAATTCCTGCTGCTATGGACGATCCTGTGTTATTTTTAACCTTAACTTGTGTCTCTTGACCAATAGTTATTACATTACCGCTAACATCATTAAAATAACTTAAAGCCTTTTGTGTACTGTCATACCAAAGCAAACCTTCAGAATAACTTGGTTGTGCTATAGATGTATATGTGGTTGTTGTATCAAATGTAGGGGCAGTACTTAGAACTACTTTATTTGATCCAGTAGTTGCATAACTTGTACCCCAAGCACTACCAGTAGAGTTTGCTATACCTGCGCTAGGATATATAGTAGGTCCTTGAGATCCAGTAGGTCCTGTAGGTCCATTAGTACCCGCAGTTCCCGTTGGTCCCGTAGGTCCGTTTGTACCATTGCTTCCTGTTGGTCCTGTTGGTCCGTTAGTTCCGTTTGACCCAGTAGGACCTGTTGGACCATTTGTACCATTTGTGCCTGTAGGTCCAGTTGGACCTGTACTTCCTGCCGTCCCTGTGGGTCCTGTGGGTCCTGAAATACCTTGTGCACCTGTGGGACCAGTTGGACCCGTATTACCTGTTGAACCAGTTGATCCTGTCGGACCAGTAGGTCCTGCATTTCCTTGGCTACCTGTGGGACCAGTAGGTCCAACCACAGTAGATGGTGCTCCAGTAGGTCCCGTAGCTCCAGTAGGTCCTGTAGGACCAGTTACACCTTGTATACCCTGAGTTCCAGTAGGACCTGTCGGACCTTGTAAACCTTGTACACCCTGAATACCCTGTGGACCAGTTGGACCAATAGCTCCTTGAGTTCCTGTAGGTCCTGTTGCGCCTACTGCACCCGTTGGACCTGTAACACCTTGAATACCTTGCGTACCTTGTGGTCCTGTTGGACCTGTGGGTCCTGTACTTCCTGTTGGACCTTGTTGCGTAATAGGTGCAGGTGTTGACCAAACAATAGTTGTTGGTGTTTTAGAGTTTACAAATGCAATAGACCACCAAATAGTTGTAGTTGGTGAACTAGGAGGTGCATTTAACCACCCTGTAGGAGGTGTTCCTGTATTTGTAGAGTAATTCCATGATCCACCAGTAGGTGTAGCAGGAGCAGTAGATCCTTGATAAAAGATAAACCATTCAAAGAACGTGCCACCATAGTAATTATCTGTACTCCCGTACAACCCATTACTTTCATTAGGCTGAACAACTTGTGCAGTTGCAGTTGAGCCGTATAGTCCTTGTGTTGCCATTATCGAAACGAGTATCTGTAGTTACGGGGTTGGAATTCAGAAGATAAATGTCTATCTCCTCCACTCCAAAGATCTTTCATCGCTTGATCCTCAATTAATCCGTAAGCAGCATCAAATCTTGCATTCCACTTATCTGCTTCAGAAACATTCTTTTTCTTGTCGTAATAAGCCCACAATACTTTATACATATACCCTTCAGGAAATGTTGCAAGAATTGCATTACTTTGAACAATAGGGTTTAGTGAATCTGTTGTTGGGCTAAACAAGAATGGGAAAGCCTTTACATAATATGCAAGTATTGTTGTTCCGTTACCAGGATTAGGAGTAAATAAATAGTTAGGTCCTACCTCTGAGAAATTAGCTCTAATAACCCTTGGAACACCAAAAGGTTTTACATAAAGCTGATCAATCATTGATAAACGAATAATCTCTCTATCTCCAACCCTGTCGTAAATAATCCAAGGTCCAAATCCTGCATTCAATGTGCCTGGAGAAACTTGAGAACTAGGAGTTTGTTGAAAGAAAATAATAGGCCAGTTCATATCCGCAGGAATAGGAGCTAAACCATTTGTATTTGTAACAATCGTAGAAGGGTTAACTGGATCATAAGGATTACTCCTTAACGCAGGTAAATAGATTGTTCTAAAGGATAACTCTGCAAATTGAATACAGAATTGAATATCCATTGAAGATTGTGTAGGGAGCTTTAAAATAGCCGTAGGATACGTTGGGAAGCTCCAGACTAGGTCAGGGTCAGATACAGTAATTGTGCTTGTAGAGACTGCTGTAACTAGGGTAAAAGGTCCCATTTGGGTTGGAGAAATAAAATCCCCAACTAACACCAATGATGTGCAATCAGAAGCAGTAGTAATGACTCCTGTTAATGAATTGTATGCAGTTGCATTAACGCTTATTGATGTTGGAATAGCTCCTACCCATTGAGCCACTCTTGTAACGAGGTTGTTGGCAGATTGGATAAAAAGAGACATAAAACATCCTCATCGAGTAGGTATTATCGGATTGTAAGGCAATGGTATTTTTCCGCTTGGATGACAAACAAAATCTGAGTAATATTCGTTAACTATTGCGTAAAAAAGAATCTTGTCATCTCTGTCTTGCTT